TTAAATAACTTTTTTCATGCTCCCTCGCCCGTGGGGGCGTCCTGGGGGCAGTGCTGTTGGCATCTGATTGTTCAGCATGTTGACCTGATCCTGGTTCATGTCGCCAATCCACTTGGAGTAAACCTCGTACACCATTCGCGCATCTTCATGCCCCATCTGACTCGCTATGAATGACGGGTTCGCTCCGGCCATCAACGTCCAGCAGGCATAGGTATGCCGTGACTGATAAGGATTCCTTTCGCGGATATTGGCAAGTTTAGTACCTCGCTTCCAGCCATAGGCAATAGAGTTCTTGGAAAAGTAACTGCCTTTCTTTGACGAATATGCTGTTGGTGAAAAAACGAAGCGAAGAGATTGCTGCTCAGTTTTACCGATCTCCCGATGGTGAAATCGAATTTCTTGCTTCGGATTAGCGCCGGTGATTTCGTATTGCTCCTTCAGTGCATCCAGAGCAGGCCTAAGCAACGTTATTGTCCTTATTCCGGCATCTGTCTTAGGAGGTACAAATACTCGCTTATTCGTCAAACTTCTGGATACGTGGATTTCACCTTTTACCAAATCAATATCTTCCCATGCCAGGGCGCATATCTCGCCCGGCCTCATCCCCGTATGTACGGCAACAATGATGATTAATGCCTGGCTACGGGGAAGGGCGGCTATCAGTGCCTGGTACTCATGAAGTAAAAGTGGGTCGGGATCATTTTTAGATAACTTGAGTCGCGACACTCCTTCATAAGGAGCATGCAATATAAACTGGCTTCGGTTTGCGAGCTTAAGCATTTCTGATAAAACTGCCATCTGTTTATTGACTGTTGAGGGCGCGCGGCCTTGCCGGGCCAGATTCGGCATTGCCGGGTTAATAATTGTACCGGTCAATAACTCCTTTCGGTAATGCAAAATATCGGCATGCTCAATATCTACCAGACGGGTATTTTCTCCGATTACACGTTGTAACGTATTTACGACCGAAGTAAGCGATAGCAGCGTTGCACCAGATACCTCTAAGGCTTTGGTGTCTGTAAAAAAATCACTCAACTCTTTAAACGTGGTGATTTTTTTGGTTGTGATGAACTTCTTAAGCGCTTTGGATTCCGGGAAGCGTTCCGCATAGTCGAACTTACCGAGCTGTATTTCGCTTGTGATGAGTGCGCGAAGATTTCCAGCTTTTTTGATGTTGCTGCTGTTCACCGTCCAACCGCGAAGGACTTCGCGGCAACGTTTGCCGCGATAGGTAAATGTAATCCGTATTTTCCCATTATGCAGCTCAACGCCGGTTGGAAAGTCCATCATGCTTCCTGTACTAATTGGTTAATCTTTGGATAGTTGTACCAAAGCAGACCTTTAGAATTGCCAGTTTCCCCGAGAGCTGTCAGATGTTTGAAATGCACGCCTTCGATCCACAAATTCAACCGATAACTTTTAATTTGTCTTTCAGACAAGCCGGTCTTTTCCGTTAGTCGCGCTTCAACCATCCACTCTTCGCTGAAAATGAGTTGCGACATACATAACTCCGATGCCGCCAGCCACAACAGTACATGCTGCGGTTGGCGAATATTGATAATCAAAAATCAGTAGTTGGTTTTGTCTTACGTTTTTGGCGCCGTTTTTTCTTCGGCTTGATGCTTGGTGGCATAACGAGCCGACGCGCTGGTGGCAGACTAAAAACATGCTCACTGATCTGTCTGCGTTCTCTCATTTTCCATACATGCCATGCCGTCCAGTCACACCCATCATCACAGATGTGCTGCGAGCGGATCAGCGCTTCATCGCCGGTTAAATTCTCTGTCACTGCTCCGCCTCCGCACTTATAACCCCAGCGGCCAGCGCAGCTGCCATGTGTGGCAATTCATCAAAATCACCTCGATATGCCGGGTTAGCGCACATCCCCTGCAGAGCCGCTAGCGTCAACTGCTGGCGGTAGGTCAGGGTGGTAGACAGTTCACCATTGGTGACGTCGCTACCCGGTGAGGAAGCAGGCAATTCTGGTTTTTTCTTCGGTTTGGCTGTGACAACTGCTGGAGCTATCACTATCGGTTTTGGTGGCTCTGGTCGGCGATATTCCACGATCGCATCGAGGGCGATTTTCTGACGCAAGGCAGCATCATCAGACCAGCCATCAAGAATTGTCGTTGCGACATCGTGAATTTCGTCATCGTTGAAATTAGGGGACAGACAAAATTCAGTGGTGGCGATATCGATGATCAGCAGAGGAAGAACGTCAGCGATAATATGACCGGTGCATGCCACAACGCCTTCCGCTTCTTCCTTACCCATAATGTCAGTACGTCCCGAAAGCAGGTCGTTCAGCGCGTGGGCAATCTCAATTTCATGATCATCCAGAAGTGGGCGACCGTCTTCCTGTTCGGTCACTTCCGTTTTTTCGCCCTCATTTGAGGCGCTATTGGCAAATGCTGCATCCAGTTCCCTGGTGAGCTCCGCAGCGCGAGACGGGCAGACTGCTGGTATTTCAGTTCCGTTCTGTAAAGTCTGTTCGGTTTGATCATTGAGGACCACCTCATTATTTTTTTGTGGCAGTGGGGCGGATGTACGGCCGCATGCGATATCAACAATCAGTGGACCCGGACTGGCGTGATCTGACTCAGTCAGGTTTTTATTGATGTATTCGCGCAGTTTTACCGGATCGCGGTAGATATCCTCCGGAGAGGATTTAATTAGGGCAATAATTGCTGCGCGGGAAAAATCCAGAATACCGGGCGTGCGACGTAACTGTTTCCACCATGCAGTAAAGCGTTCATCGGTTGCGGTTTCTTCCATTTTTTTGGCACGCTCATGAACGGCATGCGGCAGTTCGTAGATGTCGAAATCCATAGCAATACCCAGAATACCTATGCAGACCTCGCGGCGCAGGGTTGCCAGCGTATGAGGTAGAACGCGATCGGTTGGGTTACCGCCGCCGAGCGTACAGCCTGATTCGGTGTGTGTGTCTTCACTGGTTTCAGGTTCGTCAGTTTTAAGTTTTACTGGCTCGCGTTTATCGGGCGGGGTCTCAGCCCATTGGGTAAACAGGTTTTTATAGTCTGGCCATTTAGCATTGTCGCGCGCCCTCTGACGCACCCAGGCCAGGCATTCGGTCTGTTTTTCAGTAAGCATGGCAAGAATGCGGGGTTCTTTGGCAAGACCCTCTGCCTGTTCGCGTAAAGGGCTAAATTCATCATCATTCAGCATGTCGATTAACTGGCCATACTGAGAAGGAGTGATTTCATCAATGGCGCCAAACACCGCGAGGCAGTATGAGCGGGCCAGCACATCCAGTTCTTTCACCGGTTTCATTTTTTCTTCTGTCGCGTCAGCATTGAGTTGTTCATTACCGCCAGCAAGCTCTGGCTCAACTATGACGCGCTCTGGTTCACCTTTCTCCGCATTCCAGACAATTTCACCAGTGAAGAGGTCGGTATAGAACTGTCCCTCAACAGTGCAGAACATACCTTCTTCTGTTTCCCAGACCTTGGGGGCGAAATAATCATCAGCATAATCTGGCGCGAACTGTATAAAGTCAGCATGCAGTAATGTCTTTGCAATTGTTTTATTTTTCGCTTGTTTAAAAGCAACATAAACCGGAAGTGTACTGTCTTTTTCAAGTGCACTTTTTTTCGGTTCGAATCTCCCGCCAAATTTTTTTAATCCAGTTGTCATAATAACCTCAATAATGTTTATGTGAATGGCGTGCATTGCTTCTGCTTAAATTACAGCGCCGTGGTTCATGAATTTGTTTGTAGGAGATAGCATGCTCAAGGCTACAGAAATAAGCAGTCACTACTCTCTTATGAATTCTTTTTGTTGATTTATACATGGAATCATCAGAACTCCATTTTTTACAATACGGACAGCACTCAAGTGTCACTTACCCTCCCTGCATAGCTGGCTATGACATGGCCATCATTGATGGATATAGTTAGCCCTGCCAGTTAAGGCATAAATAAAACTCTCTTAATTGTTTGAAGTTATTGAAGGGGGTAAATAAAAGTTCAGCGTAAAAACTCGCTAATATTAACCCTCTGGTCGTTAACTATTTTGGTCATTACTTTGATGAAACACATATCCAGCACCGCCTCATCTTTATATTTTTGAACGCCGGTTATATCAGCCACAGCTTTTTTATATTCAGCTTCAGCTGTACGCTGGGCAATATCTTCGCTGGTAAATTTAACCATTGGCACGCACCATCCTGAGTAAAGATTCCGTGTGATCGAGAGCTGCCTTCTGTTGTTCGTACAGTGCCTCAAGTTCAGCTGTAAGGCGGTCGCGAAACGCAGGAACGCTTAACTGATAAATAAAATTACTTACTGAGCTTTCCACATCAGGATCCCCGTCCGGTATAACTGGCTGTGAATTTTTCATAAACCCTCCGGTAAAAAAGGTGCCCATCGTGGGAGATGGGCAAAGACCACGCGGCACACACAGCAATTAATCACATCTGCAAGCGCACTCCGCCTGTTTCACACCTGTCACCCATAACTGGTAAGTGAAGGAGTGCGCTTGCATGTTGTTCCCTGAAAAAGCTGGCGGTGACCGGAAATACACGGGAAAACACCGGGCCGCCAGAACAAGGGTCTACTTGTTATTGCTTTGGCCTGCTTTTAACCACATCAGGCGCGGTGGATCCTGCTATTCCCCAACTGTCAGGAATGCGATAATCTGGACATCCGAGGTAGATTGATCAGATGGTCAATCATCAGCCAATTCAATTGCAAAGGCACATCGACCATGGTTTCACTTATTCGAAATAAAGGTAATACATCCACGGGTGTGCACATGCTTCAAAGGTCTGGCAAGCAATTCAAATTCCGCTGCGATATGGATACTTTGAAACGCCTGACATCTAGAAGCGTCAAACCAGAATTTGAGTATCTTTTTCGTAAGCGAACTGATGGCGTTTATCATTCAGAACTTTTTGATTCAATTGAAGAAGGAAAAATTGTTCTTTGTCAGTTTGTTCAAAGAGTTACTGGAGAGCCATGTACCGCCTGAATATTGGTTAACTCAGCTACCTATGATCAGAATGTCCAGATTATTAAAGAGCGAAGCGTCCAGTAGGGCGCTTTTTTTGTTTTTGGCCCTGTATCGCCAGGGTAAGCGGAACATTTTGATTCTGAGTAATCACTGCGTGTGGTTACTTGATGACGTTAATTTAGTTTTCTCATTGTGATTGGTCAATAAAAATATTGAGAAAACTCATGAAAAGAAGCGAAAAGAATCTCAACATTATGAAAATGAAGAGAAATTATTTTTTAAATCAAAGTGCAGCTTGAACTACGATTGGTTGGTGCGTTTCCTTGCTTCGAGCAGCTCGTTAAATAACCGATTGAAATTATCCACGCGCGCCCGAAGGCTTTGAATCTGAGCCTGCTGCTCCGATTCAGGAAGAGAGCGGTAAAGTTGTAACAACTCAAGCTCTTCTTCAGTCATCTGTGATTGAGTTCCTGGCGGCAGAGGTGGTTCAGGAGATTTATCCTCATCACCGAATAAGATCCATGTAGGCGAGCATTGCAGAATTTCTGCTAGCTTGTGCAGGTTCTCGCCACGCGGGGCAGTAGTGTCACTTTCCCACAGCGAAATTGAGGAATCAGAAACCCCTGCAGCTTTACTCAGCTTGTTTTGGCTCAAGCCGATCTGCTTGCGTCTCTGTCGAATTCTTTGGCCTAACGTCATCTCACTCATATTTAGTTATCTTAATATTTCTTGACCTGAGTTTCCTTGCGTGACTATCATTGAGAAAACTCAGGATTGGAGATAAGAATGTTGAAGTCCGCAGCAATTAAACACTTTGGAACCCGCTCCCGTATTGCGGCTATTGCTGGTATCGACCCTTCCGCTGTCAGCCAGTGGAAAGAACTTGTTCCCGAGCGCTGTGCTCAGCGTCTCGCTGATGCCTCAAATGGCGCACTCATCTACGACAAAGACGTTTATGACCGTTACCGCCAGGCCAAACGCCTTGGTAAACAGAATACCTGCACGACCAAGAAGGAATCTGATTGATGAAAATCAACGAGATTAAATTGCTGGCCATCGAGCTGGAAGAGTGGGCGATGAAGGATGGCAGGAAAGGGGGCTGGAAAAAGATTGTCCCACTGATTACCTCGCATCACTACGGTGATTTGCTGGATAGCCTGGCAGATATCGTGGACCCGTCAGAGTATGCGCGCCGCCTGCACAACAACACGCAGATCATCCAGCGGGCATTTCGAAATGACACGCCGAACTATCGTGGCCAGGCAGCTGCGCTGGCGCCAGCAATCAAAGCTGCGATGGATGCAGAGCTGGCTGGTCAGCATGACTTACATAACCTGGTGGCCATTGCTAACCGCGAGTGCATCGAGGCGACCAGTGCAGTGCTGACTGGTAAGCCAATGCAGGTAATCCGCAAAGAAACGGCAGAAGCAATTCAGGCACTGGCCGATCTCATCCCCGGCGTCAGCATCCAGTTTAACCATATTGGTCCGCGCGCGGCGTAACAGGAGGCTCCCATGCTTGCCCAGGAATTAGTAGACCGCATGAAAAATGCGATGAAGCACAAAGTACCGGCGGAGACAGTCGATCGCAGCGCTGAACTGATTCCGGGGATGAAATACCGCAACGAACGCGGACGCATGGTGACGGTAATGAGAGTTTCTCATCTTCGGGTTATGTACCGATACGAAGGCTATCAGGACATCTGCGAGACCAGCCGCAGAGAGTTTGATTTGAAATTTAAGAAGGTGCAGCAATGAGTCTTGATGCCATGCGCTGGGCTAAGAAAGCTAAAACGGGTCGATCGTCTGCCAAGTCAGTTCTGACCTGGATGGCGGACATGTGCGGCGCAGACTTTACGACATACCCATCAATTGCGGCGCTGGCCGAGGCTACAGAACTGGATAAAAAAACCGTCCAGGCCAGCCTGCAGCATTTGGTGGAAAACGGTTTTATCCAGGATACCGGAGAGCGCCGCGGACGCACAAAGCAAATCCCCGTTTACAAGCTGGTGGGCGTTGAGGAAAGCATCGAAGACGCAGAACGAACCCAAAAACGGGAACATTACCAAAAACGGGATACTTTAAAGAAACCCAAAAACGGGAAGGTTAAACCAAACGACCCCAAAAACGGGTGCATTGAAAGCGGTGAAACGATCCCGTTTTTTCCGTCAAACGATCCCAAAAACGGGATACGGAATCCCTCAGAGGAATCTAAAGACTTAAACCCCACACATAACACGCGAGGGGGAGAGGTCGAACCAGTTAATAACAACCCGGTTCCTGAATACCCTGGACAGCCTGGTATGAATTTTCCCGCCGGAGAGTCATTTGGGAAGGTCCCAATGACCATTGACTGGGAACCGTCGGCTGACTTTCGCCAGCGTGTTGGATTCTGGGGCATAACGATCCCGGATGGACTGAACCTCAGAGCCGAGCTGAACAGTTTCATTGCCTACTGGCAGCCAGAGAACAAAGTTTTTTACCAGTCGCAGTGGGAGCAGAAATTTGCGCGCCACCTGCAACAGGCCAAACCCACTAAACCGCGAGGTAACTCACATGCAGGACTGGATCCAAACTCCACAGCAAACGCAGCTGTACAGCGAGCACGCGCAGCACGCGCTGCACAACTCCGCGCTCGAGGAGAAGGCGTGGAAGTTCTGGGTTCTCATGCTGGAAATTTACTCCAGCCGGTGGGAAACCAAAAACGGATCGGCTCCGTCGGACCTATGGATTGCACAGATTGGGAATTTGACCAGCGACCGGATGACGAGCGTCTGTAACGCGATGGTTGCTCGCTGTGCGGCGGGTAATTCATGGCCACCTGACCTGGCTGAGTTCGTGACGCTGGTGGCTGACTGTGACGGCGGGAAGCTTGGACTGAAGGTTTCGGACGTTATGGCGGAATACAGGAACTGGCGCAACGAATCTTACCGTTACGCCAGCACTGAGGAATATTTCATTGGCCGCAAATGTAATCCGGTCCTGTACCAGATTTGCACTGAACTTCGCCGAACTGGTGTTGAGCGACAAATGACCCAACCCGAGCTGGAGAGACTGGCAGCGGACCAACTGGCGAAGTGGGAAAAACACCTGGAGGATGGCAAGGCGATCCCTCCGGTAAGAAAACAGATTGCGGCGCCGCGCCATCCGGCAGGACCGACACCCGCGCAGCAGCTGCTTGAAGAATACAAACGCCGTAAAGCGGCTGGCTTAATTTAACCTGGAGAATTTTATGGAAACCATTTTAGACGTACTGAAAGCGATGGAAAAAGCGACTGCCCGTGAAATTGCGGCGCGCATGAAAATTGAGCCGGCGGCCGTGATCGGGATGCTGCGTGAACACGAAGAACGTCACGAGGTTGTTCAGGCTAACGGGTACTGGAAAGTTGCCACAGGGGAAGTTAAATCACAGCCTAACGCGATCAGTTCTGTCAGCAAAGCGCCGGCAAGTGTATCAGTCAGCGACGTCATCGCATTACTGGCGGAACATGGACCACAGACGTCCCTTGAGCTGGCAACACTGGCAGGTATTGAGTCAAAACGTGTGGCGCCAATCCTGACTCACCACATAACAAAAGGGCGGATCATCCGCGAAAAAGTAGGCAGCAAGTTTGTTTATTCGGTGCCGGCCACTGCGTCAGTGAAAAACAAAAGCTCTGCACCACGGGAACCGGAAGCATCAACACCACTGGTACCAGAAAAATCTGTCACTGAAATTGTTGAGGAAATCCCCGCTTTCGTCAGCCGTCCTGATGATCTGCTGATCCCAACGGTACGCGGTATCTCAAGTGAAATTCGGCGCACAAAAGCGAAGCTGGCTAACCTGGAAAAACTTCGTGAAGCCGTTCGCAGCATTCGCAAACACGGCGCGCTGATGCAGGAGCTGGCGCAATGAAACAGTCTGAGTTACCGCGCTGTCCGACCTGCGGAAATATGCCCGAATACGCGCTAAAGCCTAACCATATGGGATGGGTATGGGGTGGATTGAAATGTCCGTATGACCATTACCGCGTGAATTTGGATGGTCCAGCCGGTAGCCGCGTGCAGGCAGAAAAAAAGCTGGCGCCACAGTGGATTGAACTGGTCGAGAAAGCTAATCAGGAGAAATCAGCGTGAAACCAACCTACGAAGAACTGACAGTACAGCTCGCTAACGCCGAGAGCAAGTGCAGGGAGCTGGCGGCGTTAGGTGTAAGATTACCTAATCTTCCAGTACTTGGCTCTACTGCTGAGTGGTACGAGGGATTTGCTGCTGGTGCATCCAGCATGAGAAATGAATGCGCAAATGCAATCCGCGCCGCTGGCATTGGTCTGAAGGGGGAATGAGATGGCAAAGTCACCAATGAAACTCATGCTGCGGGCATGGAACAAAGAGCTTAAAAATCCAGAATGGGGCATGGGCAATAGTAAACACCGCAAAGCCTGCGCTCGTGATTTTGCCGGAGCCAGCATAGAAACCGATGCTGATATCCCTAATCAGACCGAGGCAGATGACCGCCTGGCAGAAGAACTTACTTACTGGACGGACTAACCCATGACAACTAACAAACTACCTGAATGGCGCAAGTCGCTAAACGAGGCTGTAGAAAACTATCAATCCACACGCGCCTGGTATGAAGAAAATCAGGACAGCCCATCAGCCGAGCAGGATATGGACGCGGCGGCGGGTGAGATTGCAAAGTTGATAAAACAGTATGGGGTGCTCATCGTTTTAAATTTGCTGGATGAGATAGACGAGCTACAGGAACGCCGCAAGGCTGATAGCGAGCCAGTGGGGTGGACTGACGAAGAAGAGCTGCGTGACGTTGAAAAGGACGGTTGCGGCTACTTGTTTAAAGCTAACCCCATCTCACCAAATTCTGACCCTCGGCGCGTAATTAAGTTATATCGCCACGCGCAGCCAGTACAGGAACGCGAACAAATACGCCGTGAGCATGCAGTATGGTCACAGGCTACTTTCGGCGATGTCGGTCCAGTTGGTCCGCTGAAGCACCTTTCCAAAGAAGCGCTCGAGGCTGCTGCTGAACCAGGCGACCTTAGCGAATGGGCTGACATGCAATTCCTGTTATGGGATGCGCAACGTCATGCTGGTATCAGTGACAAGCAGATTACCCTGGCGATGGAAGAAAAGTTGGCAGTGAATATGGCGCGCCATTGGCCGGAGCCGAAAGACGGAGAACCACGGCTGCACATCAAAGCGGATCAACAGCAGGAGCACAAGTGA